CATATGTGCAACTCACTCAGAGGCTCGGCGTTACATACAGGCTTGCAAGTATATGGGATTGAGAATGAATAGTGCAAAGCAAATGGTAGGAAGAAAACATGGCGAGTTCCTGCAGCGATGTATCTCCAACGACTCAAGTATTCGGCAACCTGTTGCAAGCATATTGGCTACACTATGTACTGGTAATTGGTATCGGCCGCTTGGTACTTGGCTAAACTCTGCCATGGATAGTACTACAACCAATTGGTTGGAAGCCTCCGCAAGGGGTTTGCCTAGGACAGTGGCAGCCAGAATGTGTGCAATGGCCCTTGATTTGTTGATGGTCGACAAATTTGAGGGTGTAGCCCCGAGACAGCTTGAGTGGAGGCAATACAGTAGGAGCTCATTTTCTGGAAAACAACTGTTTTCGGAATGCCCGGGATTCGGTGATAAAGTACCCCCTGACTTGGTGGTTCGTCCAGAAAGGGATCCCAAATGGATGTCACCGGGCGTATCGGATTATTTAGCTTCCAAAGAAGCAGCCTGGATAATTCGTGGCTTAAGCAAGGATTGGTTAATAAGACAATTCAAGGATGGTATCGCCTCCGACACACATGGATCCATGCAGGAGAATTACGAGAGGGAGCGCACGAGCAGGATAGTTGCCGATAGGTGGCCGTCCTCAGAGGGCTTCATTCATATTCCCGAAGGGTTGCCAGAGCTGCCACCTGGCCCATCACTGAGCAAAACTGTGGAATGTTGGCTTAGGGCTAAGAATTCTGGCCGAGCCATCAGTATGGAGGATAACATGTCTTTCATGGGGCTGGGTAACCGTGAAATCCAACTATTGGGTGGGTATGAGACTGTGATATCCAACGCTCCTTGGGAACTGTTGGCTAGGCTAAAACCATTGAGTGAAGCACCCGAGCCCAAGTTTGCAGTGGCGTGTGACCAAAACGTGTTGGCAGGGTTAACCACTTGCAAAGCTGAGCATGAGGAATTTGGATTGTTATTGCCTGCTAGGGAATCTCGGCATATTACGGTCGTGGCTGCCCAGCATGGTGCTGGAGTTAGTAGGCTAGCAAGGAGATTCCATCAGAGGCAGGTGGCACGTCTTGACCGCGTTGGAAAACAGCTAATGGGTGCGGGTGCATATATTAGGGGCACCCCAGATACACCAGAGTGGCACCGTGAGTGGGATCATTTATGTGATTGCATTGCAAGGAACCTCTATGAGGGGTGGCGCCCACACTTGCGGGTTTTGCTAACACATGAGTGCCCAAATAAAATGTGCGCAGCCTTAAGGAGTTACGGGATTTCGTCTAATTGGATCTTATATACCCCTGATCAGGCTGAGATGGCCCGCCGAATAGCTAGTAGAAACGTATGTGCTGGAGTTCTGCGCCACATGGCCAGCACTTGGAATGTTCTCTACCGAGAAGTGAGCCCAGCATGTGAGCTGCACACCGAAGAGGAGGTGATTCAAATTGTGCAAGGAGGCGGGCTTGAAATCTGTGCTAGTGCCTAATTCGCTCAACCCATGTCCCCTGTGTAACTGAGTGTAGGATTATGTGTAAAGTAGTAAATAATTGTAAATATTGTCTGACGACCAATGAGTTGTCAGCCGAAGGACCCCATAGCTGATATGTGGTGCCGTGAACCAGAGTAACAGTGCCGTCGGTCGTCCACGAGTCCGTGGTGGCTGAACCGACTGCCACAGTGGTGTCAGCAGCATCCCATACGCCATCGCCACCATCCCAGAAGATGAGATAGAGCGAATCGTCGGGGTTGGCTGAATTCCAATCCAGGTTGATTGCGCAGGCGCCCTGCGACGGCGTAAGGTCTGTTACCGGCAACGGAGGCCTCGTGTCAACCGGGAAGATGATCGGGTCACTCGTAACAACGGTAGTGTTACCTGCATCGTCTTCCAAAGTCGCCTCGACCGTATGCAGATTCGCCGCAGTATCCACTGCGAACGCTCCGCCGTTCATGACTGTCCAGATGTAGGAATACTCACCGGTTACGAGAGTATCCTCAA